ACCCCAGTAGTCGGTAAGCTGGATTAATGATACGCCTTCGGGGTATCGAATTTTAAACTCGCTTAATAGGAGAAACTATATGTTCTACGCAAACATGGCTATTGATTCAATTCAAGACGCCAAAATTACCTTCCTCAAACAAACTGTACAGGAAGAATCCCTTAAAAAACCTTTAGTTGATTTTGTCGAGGCACAGCGTGTCTTTACAAAGCAAATTGCTAAATCTGCCAGTGATGTATTAACACTGACAGCTCAAACATTTGCTAATGCAATTACAGGTACTACTAAAAAGGGAGCTTAATATGACATTACTTACAAATTTTGGTCCTGGTTTTAAGGACATGGATAAATTTTTTGTTGGTTTTGATGACCAGTTCACCCGTCTTGCTAAAATGCATGATGACATGACAAAAAACATTCCTAACTACCCTCCATACAATATTAAAAAGACAGACGATAATACTTACGTTGTTGAAGTAGCTGTTGCTGGTTTTGCCAAACAAGATATTGAAATCGAACTTGCTGATGGTAAGATGTTAATTAAGGGTAATGTTCAGTCAAACGAAGCCGAGGAAAATTTCCTATTCAAGGGAATTGCAAATCGTGCCTTCACTCGTACTTTTGCACTAGATGATCAAATCGAAGTACAAAATGCCGAAATGTTCAATGGTATGCTCAAAGTATTTTTAGAGCGTATTATTCCTGAGCATAAGAAGCCAAAGAAGATCGAAGTTAAAGATACTTCAGAAGCTAAACCCAAAAAAACTAAACCTCAATTACTTACAGAAGATCCAGAAGATCGCGACCTGTAATACTAGGCCCCTTCGGGGGCTTTTTTAATTTGTTCACAAGACAAGGAAAAACTATGTTAAAAAAATTACTAAATATGATGTATGAAGTTAGAAATGCAGTACAAAAAAGCCGAATGAGACACCCAAAGGGAACATGATCATACTTTCACTAATACCTGTTAGAAGAAATAACTGAGTTATTAAAGCCAGTGTTTTCGATGACCAGATATTAGTGTTTTTTCATAACCCGTTAACACTTGCATATTTTTTTAAAATCTTTTATAATGAAGAATGTGCTTATGAATTTATAGAGGAAATAGTTTTAAATGATTAAAATTGTAAAATTAATTACAGGTGAAGAGTTAATTGCAGATGTAACGGGTAATGGTACTACTATGACGTTAAGTAAGCCATGTTCGCTTCAAATGGTGCCTTCGCGACAAAACCCAGATCAGCCTATGATGGGAATGTTTCCTTACGCCGCTTATACTGAAGATCATTGTATTGATGTAGATATTGATAAGATAATTTGGGACGCGAAACCGTTAAAAGAACTATATAATCAATACAATTCTGCTTTTGGTTCGGGTATTCAACTGGCTGGTCTATAATGTATTATGAAACCGGTAAAGAACCCACAACCTGTAACACTGGTTAATCCCGTAAACTCTGAAGAATGGATTTGCGAGGATTATAACGATATACGCATTATTGACAGTGTTGAATACGTAAAAGTACGTAAACCCATTATGCAACGAACCGTATTAATGCGTAAAGATGTGTTACGTAAGAAGTAACGTAACAGTTGCAGTCTGGTCTGAATTGATATATAATTGATACATCAACTAAGGAGACTTTATGAAAAAACTACTTATTCTCATTACAGCATTACTTGTATCAACCGGCGCAATGGCTCAACACCATGGTTATCATGGTCACCATGGTCATGGTGGTGGTAATTGGGTGGGTCCGTTAATTGGGGGAGTAGTATTAGGTACTATAATTACTAATTCTCAAAGACCAGTAATTGTACAGCAACCTCCGGTGATCGTACAGCAACCTCCTATCTATAACTTCCCTATTCAGAACTATTATTCTTGCCTAGTGCAAGTACAAGACCCGTATTCAGGTGTTATTAGAAACGAAGTTCGTACTTGCGTTAATTAATAACTCCTATTGAGATATTGGGCTCATAGCTTAATGGTAAAGCAGTCGACTCATAATCGATTGAGTCTAAGTTCAATTCTTAGTGAGCCCACCAATTGGAGTAAGTATGGTGAATAAAGTGTATACCCTAGATGTTGTAGCTGCCGATGATGGGTCTGAAGATCAAATGCTTCAGTTTACAGAGGAGTTTCTAGCAGAAAATGACTGGCGCGTAGATGATGTTATAAGCTTTGATTTACAAGAAGATAAGTCAATTATATTAAAGAATAAAACCTGGGAAGCAAGAAATGAAAGTCTATCTAAGCAAATACCGCTACCATTGGATCAGCCCCTACAAGATTCTTGAGAAGGTTTTCTTTTGGCGTGAAATTGATTATAATGAGCCATTGATTGAGAAATGGGCTGACCGTTTGGAACCTTTTTCTAAGGCATATCAGGCTGTTATGGATTTCATTTACCCTCGAATTAGTTATGTAAAGATTGACCGTTATGA